CATATGGCCTGAAGCTAGGGTTCCCGCCAGAGCGCCCGCAGCAGGGCCTAGAAGTAATCGACAGCAAGCGCGGCTTTACGATCAGCGCACCGATCCTGACTGATTAGCTAAAATAATGGCAGGATGCACCTTGCTACGCCACTGGTCATGGTCGAGAATCTGATCGTTGGTCTTGCCTGCCTGCTGCTTGGTGGTGCTGGTGGCACTGCATCGCGGTGGATCACTGCCCGTGGCACCGATGACGAAAGGGCCAATATCGCTATCGTTAGGCTCAGTGCTGGCGTTGAGCACATTGCTACAGAACTCACCGCCATCCGTGAAGACATGCGATCTGATCGCCATGAACTGTTTGGTCGTCTTGGGACAGCAGAGCAGCGCATTGCTAAGCTAGAAGCACACCGCGAATCCTGAAATGGACGCCCAGACCGCTGCTGCTATCGCAATTGCAGTCGCTGCATCGAGCGAACTGATTGCCCTAAGCCCCATGCGAGCCAACAGTAACGTCCAACTGATCCTGCAAATGCTGTCGCTTGTATTCCCGAAGCGTCGCAAGTGACCAATACAAGCCCGATCACGCTGGATCAGCTTTTTCGCAATAATCGCAACCTACCGCATCAGCTTGCAGCGATCGCTGAACTGGAGCAGGACATCCGGCTGAATGGCTATGACGTTGCCATGCGCCGCAATCGCCCATGGTTCAGCGTATGGAGTCAAGCCGGCAAGCAACTGAATCCACTGGCGACGCCATACCAGTCGCAGCGGGATAATTACCGCGATGCAAACCGCACATGCTTTAGTTCCAGTTGCGCCATGCTGCTGATGACGCTGAAGCCAGGCGCCATCCATTCGGATGACGATTACATCAAAACGGTCTTCAGCATTGGTGATACCATCGAGGCAGGAGTGCAACTTAAGGCACTCGCCAAATACGGCATCAAAGCCCGCTTTGAGACTGGCGGCAACCGTGATCTCATCAAGCGGCAGATTGATGCTGGCAAGCCTGTCCCCGCTGGTTTTTTGCATCATGGTCCGGTCACGGCGCCAAGCGGCGGTGGGCACTGGCTTTGCATCATCGGTTATGACGCCAAAGGTTACTGGGTGAATGATCCATGGGGTGAGATGAACCTAACCGCAGGCACCTACGGCAGTACCGTAGGATCCAAGCTGCACTACAGTTACGCCAACTGGGAACCACGCTGGATGGTTGATGGACCCAGCACCGGGTGGTGCATCATCGCATGAGGCAATATGTGCTAGAGATTGAATATACGCTTGTGATTGAGAATATGGCAGATGATCCTGTCGAGGTAAGCGATGACTTTATTGCACGCCTAACGGAATTAGCAGCATCAAATGACCATATCCTTGGTCTATCAGTTGAAGTCCTGCCAATCCCGGAGCTGCGTGGATCATCAAATCGACGAAACGCAACTGATCCCGAAGCGCAGTGCGAAGAACCAGTTTAGGCAAGAGATCTTTAACGCATGGTGTTTTGCTTGCGCCTATTGCGGTAATTCCGCTGATACATTAGATCACGTCAAGCCACGGCATAAAGGTGGCACAACAACTACCTTTAACTTGATACCAGCGTGTAAACGCTGCAATCGCGGTAAAGGTAGTACGCAATGGCTAGAATGGTATCTATTGCAGGACTACCATTCAGACCAACGACAAGAAGCAATTAACGAATGGATCAATCGTCAACACGAAGCATTAGGCGAAGCCGGCTAAGACCACTAGCGTGCATTGATTGGAGTTTTGTAATGGTGTGACCAGTCTGCTCGCATAATTCACGCCATGACGTAGGCTTATCAAGCAACCTGCATTCAATAATGTAGCGCGTTGTTTTGTCAATATACTGACCATAAATTAAAAACATCTTATCAATTGCATCGTTATTTTGTATTGCGTCTAAGGATCCGTCCTGGCTTTCATCAGTGATAAAATTAATAATTGCCGAACGATCTGAATCAATACTAGTTGCATCAAGGCTAGTTGCTGATTGGTTGCGTTGGACTGCTGTTATCATCTCATCTATTGTTATATCAAGATCATTTGCAATTTCCTGCTGGCTAGGTAATCGCCCAAGTTCCTGAGTTAATCTTGATTGTACTTTAGCAATCTTAATTATCTTCTCATGCAACGATGACGGCATTCGGATCATATTATCATTATTTGCGATTGCTCGATGTATTGCTTGCCTTATCCACCAATAGGCATAGGTTGTGAACCTGTACCCCCTGCTAGGATCAAACATATCAACCGCACGCGCTAAACCTATATTGCCTTCTTGTATCAAATCTAACAGCATCATTGCTTTGCGTTGTCTACCATCATATTTCTTGGCAATGTTAACCACTAGTTTTAGGTTTGATTTTATGAACTTATCCCTAGCTCGTTGCCCTTGCCGCTGCTCCCGATCGGTGCATGTAGGTTGCTGCATCCTTACTACCTGCCGCCCGAGCTGGATTTCTTGCTCAGGCGACAGCAGCGGATAACGCGCAATTTCGCGCAGGTATTCCCTTAGTGATGAATCATTCTGGGCCATGGCTAGCAGTGGGGGCTAGGTCGCCGTTGTAGTGGCCAACAACCGCGTAACTGGTTGCAGGAATGGCACTCATCCTGAAGAATACCATCTGACCGATCTTTAGGCCAGGCCATATCGGCAACCGCTGTAGCTGACGGCTGTTTTTAAGTTCAAGCGTTAGGGTGCTGCCATTCCAGCCGGGATCAGCATAACCAGCGTGTAGGTTTTCGTACCCTTCACGTGCGCGGCTTGATTTAAGGAAAAACAAGCCTGCAATATCCTCTGGCATGTTAAATGATTCAATCGTATCAGCCAAGATAAATTGTCCAGGCACCAACTCATAAGGTTGATCTTTGGTGCTTTTGCTAATATCAACTGGGATCATATCGCGGTTTACCGATGATTCAATCATGATGATACTGCCAAGTCTTAGGTCAAGACTGGCGGGATTAATGAGTTCTGGCAGATGGTTTTCAACCATGCCATCATTAATCAGTTGCGCGATTTGGAAATCTGGGAGGATCATGGTTTGTCAAAAAGACGGTTTACATACCAACGGGCTTTAGCAAGTGAGTCCCTGCCGCCCTTGTGATTCATGCGCCAAAGGTATTTAATTGCGTTTCCTTTGCAGAAACCAACAAATTCCTCTGGCGTAAGCGCGGCCTCAATTGCATCGATGCATTCGATACCACCTTGGCAGTAGTGCGGTGGTTCGTTAATGAGATCAGCCATTGCCGACGGGCTGGTAGACGCTGCACTTCGCTGCAAAAGTGTACGCCGATGTCAAGCTTTCGGGAAACCCGAAGTCGCAGACGCCGGTGTTGTCGTTCAGATGTAGGCAGGTGCGACAGGTGAGCCGCGCCACCACCACCGGGGCACCCTTTGGCCGATGGTAATCACCACCACCTTTGTGCACAGGCTTCGGGATGGCACGCAGGTCTTCATCCTGCTGCGCCCATGATTTCCAATTTACGATCCTGCTGATGCTGGACACGTTTACCTCAAGATCACGGGCAATCTGGGATGCGGCAATGCCATCGCATAGATGCTGCAACCGGATCTCGCGAACGGTCTTGGCGTCGAAGAAGGAGTTTGGGTTTTTTATCCCGTTGCTGGCGCGGAGGGTCATAAATGGGGCCACCTATCGTCATCCTGATCCTTGGTGTTCTGCTTAAGAAACACAAGCATCAATCGGTGGGCTTCACCGGCATCAGCAATAAACTGACCTTTGCAATGGAAACCCTCCTTATCAAGTCGGATGACTTCTTCAGCGGGTGAATCATTGAATGTGATTTGGCTTGTTGTCGGCTCCGGCGGTGGTGTGGCTAGGGCGGCGCTGGCGCGATCCCGCAGCTCGTAGCACACACCAGTGCCATCATATTCGCCTTCGATAACTTCAAGCAGCTCCGCGCACAATGCGCGAAAGTTGGGGTCAGTGGTCATTGGTGGTTTCTCAATTCGGTGGCGATGGCGAGGAGTTCCATCAGTAAGAAATCCTCACGCGAGCCGTCCCATCGAGGGGGACATGTAAGCGATAGGCGGCACCTGCTGACAGGTCAATGCTGTTGCAGTCGCACCGGTCACGGATCGGCACCACCAGCGACCGGCTGCCGTGGGTGACGCGGACCCTGGTGCCACATGGCAGCCATGGATGGGCAGCGGTTGGGTTGCCCCAGTGCTGGTACGTGTCGCCGCAAGCCGTGGTGCGACCGTGATACCAGCCATCGTAGACAGTGGCCCAGACCGTCCTGCCATGAGCTGGTGCGGCAAAAATGAGGATGCCAAGCAGTAAATAAAATCGCTTCATTCAGGAGTTGAGTAAGGAACAAGTTTAAACATGCGGGATTGCTGCTCCCAGCTTGAGCTATCAAGTAAAAGCCGTGTAACTATTACTTCAGGCGGATTACCTGAAATGGCAATAACTTCAATCTTGGTTACATTTGATTTAGGATCAATGCCTAAGAAATCCATTAATGCAAGCTCAGCACTCATGCCCACTTCCCCAGCAGGTAGCCGCGGAAGATAGCGATCGCCTGATGCGCCTGCTTTGGCGTCATGATTGACCCGGTGTCATCCATCGCCTCGCACACGTCAATATGTAGCTGCTCGTAGTCGGCATCCCTGAAGTTCGGGCCGATGTCAGAGCAGAACTCCTGCCATAACCCCGTGTAGGTCGAGCGCAGCGGGTGACCTTTCGGCAGGGCAGCGCGGCCACTTTTGGCGTATAACGCCTCCATCATGTTGGTGCGTTGAAGGTCAAGTTGATGTGGTTTCATTTAATGGTGTAGGTACGGGTGAGTTTTGACCATTGAAGCGTGTAGCCTTCAATTAGTGTTTCCGCTGTTTGCAGTGTGTACCACCTATGGCCGCAATCCAAGCAATGACGGCGACGGATAAAATCACCGTCTATTGTTGGCTTGCGCAGGATTACTCGGTTAACCCTGCTTCCACACTTTGGGCATTCTGGGCATCTTGCAAGCATAATACGTATTTAGCAAATGCCGTATGCGTCATGATTGCATGTGCACCAGGGTTGAACGGATAGGATTGTTTCCACCATTCAATAAAGATAGCTTCGTGGTCCATCAGAATGCATCATGTGTCTCATCCATTTTAGGACGCGGCAGGAACTCAAACCGCACAACCGACAAGGCATGTTTGCTGCGTTTGTCACCAGTTTCTTTATCTTGCCATTCATTACGGCGGATATTACCCGTAACAAATAAGCTATCGCCTTTCTTGAGCTTGTCGTAAACAATCTCAGCGCTTTTACCCCAGATTTCTACATCAATGGCATTGTTGATGTAGTTGCCATCTTTATCTTTGCCTTCGGTAATACCGCCTGCAAAGTTTACGACAACATTACCGCTGTCGAATGATTTAAGTTGTGGGTCGCTGATGATACGAACAACACCGGATGCGTAAAGGCTCATGGTTCAATCCTCAAAAAGGTTGGTAATAGCAGACTCGCGTTCTACCATCAATGCAAGCAGTTGATCGTGCTGGTCCTGGGTAATATCACCCGATTCCAAACGAGCCGCCATCTTAGATGGTATCGCAGCAAGATCATCTAGCGTCTGCGCCTTCGCTATGGCAGCCTTACCGGCGGTAAAGGTGGCGCTGGTAGCCTTGGGTGCAGCAGCAGGCAGAGCGGGCTTAGCGGCGGCCACAGGTGTCACTGTGACCTCTTCCGCCTGCTCCATTTCGTCGGTGGTGTAGACGCCTGATAAATTGGCGGGGAATGCCTTACGCAGCGCCAGTGCTTCGGAGCATTTGGCGATCATCGCGGCTGGCATCTTGGACCACAGGCCTTGGCCAGCGTTGTAATCCGCAAACCGCGCCACACCAGTAAAAGCATGGTTGCTGCCCTTGCGGTGGATAATCGTCTTGGCAGCAGCCGGCGGCGTATTGCCAAGCCATACGTCAGACCAGACGCCATCAGCGCCACACCAGTAGGTTTCGGAGCCATCAAGCTGGCCAGTGCGTTCACTGATAGCCCGCAGGCCGTCGATGCCAGCCTGAATGGTCATCTTGCCGCCACGCTTGATGGCGTAGATTTGCTTGCTGAACGGATCTAGCCCAGTGCGTTGGCAGGCATAGGCAAAAAGCTTTAGCTCGTCTGGTGTGCAACCCGGTGCAATGGTGCTGCTAATCAGTTGCGTTTGTTCTGGTGTCCAGGTAGTTAGGTTGCTCATTGCGGTAAGATGAGTTGGTTGGTAGGCTTGGTAAAACGATATTGACCACGTTTATCGGTTGGCTCAAATGGGCAACCATTGGGCCATCCATGGGCTCTAATAGCATTTGCAAGCTGATTGCCAAAACGTTCACCCGAACGTTTTGGCAGCCACTCTTCATCTCCGGGTCGCAACTTTGTATATTTTTTAACAACAAAAGAAAGCACTTGAACAGTAAAAATGACATCGCCAATTTCTTTCTTTATTGCATCAATATGGGTCAAAACCAAAAGCCTTAATTCAGGAATGCTGTGATAGCTCTTGACGTTTGTTGTGTTAATGTTTGATTGCAGCAATCGGTCTGCAATCATTTTGTCTATAAATGCGATTTGCTCAAGTGTGAAATCCATGAGGTTAGAAATCATCTGGCGACAGGGCCAGCTCGGGTGTGTTTTGTGCCCAGCGTGGAAGGCTAAGCGTTTGGATCTGGTCGGTGTAACCAGGCCAGGCTTGAGCATCCTTGCAGTTAGCAATTGCTTGCAGGTTGCTTTGTCGCAACTGTTCACCAACTGCAACAGCATCAGCATCAAGCTCATATACGCCAACGGCATAGGGGAAATGTTTCTCTACCGCAAGGAAGATAAACCGATCTGCAATATGCGATTGCAAGTAATGCGCCTGCTGCACGTGGTAGCGGTATTGCGCAACGGATCGCGCAAAATCAGCACTGGCGTCGGTAGTGGTCTTTAGGTCAACAAATGTTAACCCATTGATCCAGTCCGGGCGGCATTTACACCGCAGGCCAGTAGCAGGATCATCCCACCATACGCTTTGCTCGGCAAGGCCAACACTTAGCAGTTCAGCAGCAACTGGATGGTTGCGGACTGATACAGCCATTGCTAGCGCCAGATCCATGTCGGATCCTGTTACTGCTTCGATGCCCTTTGCATCAAGCTCCAGCGCCATCTCTTTGCCTGCTTTGGTATTACGCGGCAGGCAGACGGCATAACGCTTATGCAGTTCATCAGGTTCCAATACGCTGCAATGCACTAAGCTGCCGAGACGCATTGCAGCGGTAGGTTCTACCGGCTGGCGTTGCGGATCAAGGAATCGACTCCAGTAATGTTGCGGGCTTTTTGCGATGGCATGTAAATGGCTGGCGCTAACTGCTGGGTCGGCGTGATAGTCGGCATTATTCATCGCTGGCACGCTGCGACGATGCCAGACTTGCAATCTGTTTCGGTCATTTGGGACAGTGTTTTGTTTGTTGTGATGTAGAACAATGCAGCCATCGCAATGATGAATGCAGCGGTTGTAGTGCGTTCGCGTTTAGTCATTGCTCTATGTGGGGTGAATGGTTGAGGGTTGACACGCCTAGCTAAAGCCATCCGCACTGTTATCCCTCAGTTGTATCAGCCGAGTAGGCTAGCTATGGTCAGCACTGCAATCAATCCAATCAGGATTACTTGCTGTTGCTGTAGCTGGTCAATCTTTGCTTGTTGGTTGTCGGTGATCTCCATGGCTGCTGTGATGATGTCGGCTTTGGTTGATGCTTGGGTGGTGTTCATTGCTCTAGATGTGGGGTGGATTGCCAGATTGGGTGCGGCTCTGGCGGGCCGCGTGGGGTCAAAGAGTGGCGGCGTAAGCAGTCATTGCTGCTTGACGTGCCTTGCTGGCGGTAATCATGGCGCTCTGCAACTTGAAGTAAGTGGCGGAGGGCTTTTGGCCGGGCTTGGCTTCTGCGGCGTGCTGAGCCCAGAAAGCATCAGCGGCAGCCTTCTCGGCGGCTTTGAGTTGAAACACGGTTTGAAGGGTCATTGCTCTAGGTGTGGGGTGGAAGCTCTCGCCTCCTGTCCCCATATCCTACAGGCACTGCTCCCAGTGTCAAGGGGTGCCAGTCGCATTTCGTAACAATCCCTCGGCGTCAGCCACAGACCTTGCCACGCCAGCGATGCCGCCTGCGGTCTCGACTGCTGCCAGCCATTGCCGCTGCTCTGGTGTCAGGCGGCCACTAGCGGTCTTGACCTCGATGCTGGTGAATACCGCAACCTGCTGGCCGACCATATCGGCGGTGATCGTGCGCGTTGTCCAACCGATCAGGTCGGCAGAGCCCTTGCATAGCCCAAAGCTGACCGGGCGGCCATGCTGGTCGCGCAGCACTCCGGTGTTATTCCGGAACAGCCGCACCGGGCCGGTCGAGCACGCTAGGCGGATGTGTTGTTGAATGTGTTGCTCAGACATAGCTGCTCGACTACTGGCGGCAGCCTACTGCTGCCCCATTGCAGGCCCATAGCATCAGCAATGCCTTGATAGGTGCGACTGCGATCCTTCCAGCGGTTAGGCCCTGGCGGCATCCGATGCACCTTGGCTTCACGGCCTTCAACTACCTGCGTCGGCTTAAGTGATGGCAAGTTCTTGAGCCAAAGGCAAGTGGCTTTGACTTCACCATGTCCGAACTGCCACGGCTGGATGATCTGTTGGGGGGGGGTAATGGCTGTACTGATGACGCTGACCGGGTTTTCGATGCACCAGCGGTCAATTGGGGCATCCATCAGCAGCCGCACGAAATCAAGCGCCTCGACCTGTTCGCGCTGCTTGCGGTGGAAATGGCGCGATCCGCTCACGGCCAGATGAGTGCAGGGCGGATGAGCGATCATCAGATCCCAGCCATTAGCCAGCAGATCCTCTACAGGTGCCTGATAGTGCCAGCGTGGGTCGGCTTCGCACTCAAGCAGGTCACAGCTCCATGCGTCGTGGCCGTGACGGCGAAAAGCATCGCGTACCCTGCCGCTGTATTCACATGCAACCAGCACACGCATTAGCTCACCCTCCTGGTTTGCCGTGCGGCCATTATATGCTTTGCCCAGCCTGGTTTGTAGCCGCGTTGCCGTTCGAGCCGCAGCAGATCCTCCATGCTGCGGGCGCCGCCTACTTCAGCGCGTTGCCGCTGTTTGCTTAGGTCGATTTCTGTTAATTCACCTTTAACGACCTCAAGCTCCCTTGTTTCAGCAACAAACGCATGGCCGCACTCCAAGCATTGCCTTGCTTGACTAGCCATTGCAGCAAAGCATTTGGGGCATACCTTAACCGATGGTGCTTTTTCTCGGTCTTTTTTATGTTCACCGTCTAGCGTCCATTCACGTTGCTCTAGGTGGTGGCCTAGCCGCAGCGTATTACCGACATGATCTAGTACCACCGCAGCAGCCTTGCCGGGTGATGGTCGCAAGCATCGGCCAATCATTTGCAGATGCAAGCTGGTGCTAGCAGTAGGTCGCAGCAGGATGCAGCCCCCAACTGATGGCACGTCGATGCCCTCACCAATTAACGCGCAGGATGTCAGCACCTTGATCCGGCCAGTGCCAAGTGCTTGCAATAAATCACGCCGCTGCTCACCGGTCATGCTGCCGTCAATACTGGCGGCTGGTATGCCGTTGCACTGGAAGAGAGAAGCCACTGCCTCCGCATGAGCTACTGAACAGCAGAACGCAATCGCCGTTTGCCCTTGGAGGTGCTTGCGGTAATGGCTTAAGCAGTCGCCCATAATTGTGCCGATCCGATGCTCAGCCTCGCGGGTGTCAAAATCACCCATGCGCTTACGCAGGCCGGTAGTATTAAAACCAGGCGGTGCCAGCACACGTGCATTAGCAAGGTATCCGTTATCGGTTAGCCATGCAGCACTTGGCCCTTGAACCATTGCTTGGTAGTGCTCACCTAAACCTTTACCGTCAAGCCTGATCGGTGTTGCCGTTACACCAAGCAATCGCGCAGATTCAAAATGATCGACCACCGTAGACCATTGGCCCGCGCTAGTATGATGCGCTTCATCAATAATTAATAACTGAAAGAAATCACGCGGCAATAGATGCAATCGTCGCGCTAATGTCTGCACGCTTGCAATCTGCACCGCAGCCGATAAGTCCATGCTGCGATTTGCTGCAATAATGCCGTGATGTATTGGCATACTGCGGCTTGCTTGATCTAGCAACTCAGCGCGATGCACTAAAATACAAACGCGGTTGCCCTTCTTTGCCGCAGCTTGCGCAATATGGCTGAAACATACGGTTTTGCCGCCGCCAGTAGGTAGCACGGCTAGGACGGACCGATGCCCAAGCTGGTATTGCAGGCGGATTTGATCTATTAGTTGCGTTTGGTAGGGGCGGAGGTTCATCGCCAGCGTTTATTTGGTGGGCATTGCCATGGGTGCTTGCTAACCCTAGCATAGGCTGCTAGGATCTGGCAACCACCTGCACCGCGCCGCATGGCCCAGACTCGATCGACCAGCATTACCATCCCCCCAGACTTGCGGCGCTGGCTTGAGGCTCAGACAAAATACGGCCATGGTATCGGCGCTGTAATCCGTGACCATCTGACACGTGCTATGGCGCAAGCGCAGCCAAAATGACCGTATCAGACTTCGCTAACGGCAGGTGGCCTGACCTGCTGGCGCAACTTGCTGGCCTTACGCCAGAGCAGCTAACCGACAAGCATCAGCCGTGCCCGCTATGCGGTGGGACCGATCGCTATCGCTTTGATGACAAAGATGGCACCGGCTCCTGGTTCTGCAATCGTTGCGGTGGCAAAAACCAGTCCGGTGGTGCTGGCAGCGGCATGGATATGCTCATGCGCAAGATGGATTGGTCCTATGCCGAGGCTGCAACACGCATCGAGCAGCATCTAGGTATCATCCCGGAACCGCCTACAGCAGGTGCCGAGCATGTATGGCGTTACACCGATACCTTTTTTGTTTGCCGCTTTCCTGGTAAAAAGATCCGCCCGCTTTGGTTTGATGGTGCAGGCTGGAAATGGAAGGCACCACCTGCACCGCGTCCACTTTATTGGGCGCGTCCAGATACCGCAGGCCCTGTATTAATTTGCGAAGGTGAAAAGGCAACAGATGCAGCGCAAGCATTATTCCCTCAGGTTGCTTGCATTACATGGCCCAGTGGCTGTAAAGCCATCGACAAGGCTGATTGGTCGCCTATAGCAGGTCGTAAGGCGATCCTATGGCCTGATGCTGATGATCCAGGCCGCGAAGCAATGGCAAAGCTAGCACCGCGTTTACTTGCCGCAGGTGCTGAACTTGTTCGTATCGTCAGCCCACCGCCTGATGTACCAGATGGCTGGGATCTAGCTGATGCAACATGGACGCCATCACAAGCTGCTGCATATCTCAAAGCAAACCGCTCAGCGCCGATCACCCTACCGGCTGCACCACTACCAGTAGAGGCGCCAGCATTAGATCCACCGCCATTGCCGGCGGCTGGCGCACACTTTATATGTCTTGGCTTTGATAATGATTCCTACTATTACCAGCCCAGCAGCACGGGACAGGTAACACGCCTATCACGCAGCAGCCATACGGGAACCAATTTAGTTGCCCTTGCACCACTTAGCTACTGGGAAACGCTTTATACATCCAAAACAGGTGTCAACTGGACCGCAGCAGCAGGCAGCCTTTTTGCCCAGCAGGCCGCAGTCGGTGTCTACAGCCCTGATCGCATACGTGGACGCGGTGCATGGTGGGACAATAAACGTACTGTCCTGCACCTAGGCGATCGGCTAATCATTGATGGCACCTCACAGCCAACCACAACAGCCGTTCCCAGCAGCGCATACATCTACCAGCGTTTGGTAAGCCTCAAGGGTCCAACTGATGTCGAGCCATTAACCGATCAAGAGTCATGGGCAATCCTTGAACTGGCTGAGCGTTTCCACTGGGAAGCTGAAGGCTCCGGTTCTTTACTGGCGGGTTGGGTTGCACTTGCGCCAATATGTGGAGCCCTTACATGGCGCCCGCACGCCTGGCTTACCGCAGGTGCAGGTTCCGGTAAATCTGCTGTCCTAGAGAAATACGTTGGCCCATTGCTTGGTGACATGGGTCTCATAGTCAGCGGTAATACTACAGAGCCAGGCATCCGCCAAGCATTACGCGCAGATGCGTTGCCGGTTGTATTTGATGAAGCTGAATCAAATGAACGCTCCGATCAGCAGCGTATGCAAGCAGTTCTTGGCTTAGCGCGTGTCGCAAGTTCCGAATCTAAGGCGCATACATTAAAAGGTAGCCCCGAAGGTGATACGCAACGCTACACAATACGGTCAATGTTCCTAATGTCAAGCATTGCAACCGCCCTAAAGCAAGGTGCTGATAAGTCACGGTTTGCGCAGCTTACTTTACGCAATCCAGGCGAAATTGAAAAGCAAACACGTATTGCCCACTGGGAGAAATTAGAACGTGATCTTGATCGACTTATTACTACACAAATTGGCCGCCGTTTACAGGCCCGCACTATATTACTGATTCCTACAATACGCGTAAGTACGCGTATATTCACGCGGATAGCAGCAGAAGCATTTGATAGCCAACGACTAGGCGATCAATACGGTACATTACTAGCCGGTGCATGGTCGATGCAGTCCAAAGAGATACCAACTGCCGAGCAAGCTAGGGATGTTATAAATAAAATTAACTGGGATCCTTACAGCCAGTCAACAGAAATACCAGATGAAAAGCGTTGTTTGCAGTATATACTGGAGCATCAACTGCGCGTTGAAGGTGATAAAACAGTTACCAGAACTATCGGTGAATTAATACAAATTGCCGTAAGCCATTCCCATGACCTTGACGTTACATCAGCTATTGCGCAGGCCACGATCGGTCGTAACGGCATCAAGGCTGACGATGACCTGATCTACGTCGCCAACAACGCCACAGCCATCGCAGCCATCCTGCGCGATACGCCATGGGTGACGTGCTGGGCAACCGTGCTGGCGCGGCTTCCAGGCGCCACACGCGCTGGTGTGACACGGTTTAAAGGCATGGGTGGCTGCTGCCGTGCCGTAAGCGTTCCGATCGAGGCGTAACACTTGTTACGGCTTTTGTTACGGTGCAAACCCTGTCAGTGACAGGGTTGTTACGTTTGTTACGCTTGTTACGCTTTCTGGCAAGAGCCCCCCTTACTAAGAGAGAGGGAGGGAAGACCCCTTAAAAACCCTCCCTATCTATCTATACTTCTTTTTAAGCGTAACAACGTAACAGGGGGTGGCAAAACCCAATGGCGGCAGCCGATCTGCGTGTTACGGTAGGCGTAACACCACCGTAACAGGCGTAACAGGCCCATGCAGGAAGTCAAAGTGCGTTTCCAGCCGTCCGATCTGGACGCAATCGAGCAGCAGGCGGCGGCAGCAGGCACCAACCGGGCGGCGCTAATCCGGCAGCGGGCGATTGTTGCGGAATATCAACAGGGCCTTTATGGTTTGACGCCATCGGCATATCATGCGCTTGTCTCGGATGCAGCAACCTTTATGGGTGGCATCATCCCGAGGCAGCACGTTGAGCTATTAACCGCGTATGTCATCACAAGACTTGATTCGCATCACACCCAGGCAGTCGCCCGTCATTGATCGGCTTCATGCCGCCATGTCGCTAGCGGTTGCCTACGCCGCCGCTATCCGCGATAACGCCCAGGAGGAAGGCATCCCCATCCCCGCCGAGCTGGTCGCCAGCTTCGATGTCGATTACAGCGCCATCATCACCGCCTTAACCGAAGCCGCATCATGAAGATCATCACCGCTCAGTCCGACCTAAACCACGCGCTTAAGGTCGTCGGTCGCGCTGTCTCCAACGGCAAGACCCATCCAATCCTTGCCAATGTCCTGATTGATGCCATGGCCGATGGCCACCTGCGCATTTCAGCATTTGACCTTGAGCTAGGCATCTCAACCACGATCCTGGCCTCAGTTGAAGCCGCAGGTTCCATTACCGTCCCATACCGCGTCTTATCTGAGATCGTTGGACGCTTGGATAGTGATGCTGCCTTGCTGCTCACGGTTGATGGCACTGCCGTAAGCCTGTCGAGTGCTACAGGCTCCTACCAGCTTGCAGGGCACGATGCAGACGACTTTCCCGCCCTACCGGTCGTCGATACCGCTGGAGCCGTCTCCGTGGCCCTTGTGGAGCCCATGCGTGCCGCATTAGCTGCTGCGGCCACCGACGAGTCAAAAGGCATCATCTGCGGCCTGCACGTGGCCATAGAAGCCGGCACCATGCGCATCGAGGCAACCGACGGCCATCGCATGGTCACACGCACCCAGTCAGCCGATGGTGCAATCGACATCATCCTGCCGACCCATAGCATCTCCGCTATTCAGCGTCTTGATGCTCCTACAGTCACGCTTGCTGCATCCAACAGTCAGGCGGTCATTATTGCTGATGGCATCACCATCACATCACGTACCCTGGCGGGCACCTTTCCAGCCGTGTCAAAGCTGGTGCCTGAATCGTTTAAGCACACCATCACAGCCGATCGCATTGCCCTGATCGCTGCCCTAGAGCGTATTGCCATTATCAACTCTGATGTGGTAAGGCTTTCGGTAAAAAACAAAACCCTATCCATCGTTGCTGATTCTGAAGTCAGCAGTGGCGCTGAAAAGCTGACCTGTTCTGGATCCTTTCCTGATGCCGGCTTCAATGTCCGTTACCTCGTCGATGGCCTCAAGCACTTAGATGGCGCCAAGGTTCAAATGCAGGCCAATACGCCTACCACACCTGTTGTCATGACACCAGTAGATATCAAAGGCCAGCTTTACCTTGTCATGCCCGTACAGGTTCGTGTATGATTCCAACGGTCACAACCACATACATGGCACTCACAGGCTCCGAACTGCTCGCACAAGTTAAAATCCTTGGCGAAATCTCAGAACCCGAACTTGCGACAGCAACTGGGTACATCACCGCAGAAGGCAAACCTAAAATCGCTGCACTGCGCTCCAACCTTCTTGAGGCATATGGCCTTAAAGTGGTCAAAGCACCGAAATCTGGCCGTGCCCTTTCCTATGAAGGCACCGTACAGAAAAACGGTAATGCCATCCTGTCCGGTGGTTACACCAGTCAGCTTGGCCTAGCACCCGGTGATAAATTCGCCGTTGAAGTCGATCTGGAGGAAG